AGACCCTAATGTATATAGTTTTACTTTTTGTCCGTTTATGAACTTTTCAAAGTACTCGTCTTCCCAAGGCACAACTTCTACCGTAGGTTTTTCTGGGACGGGTTTACGACGTTTGCGTTTGCTTCCCGGATAAAAAGCGTCTAATTCGCCAAAGGTCTCTTCAATAAAGTCATTAGGCAATTTATTTCTCCAAAATTAAAGCCCAAGTAACCTTCTCTGGAAACATTGAATCAATGTCAGAGTCGGTCAATAGTCCTTCATAGTATGCAGCCATAATTGCGTCTTCATCTAAAACTTCTACAGTTTTAACACAACGTTCTTTTAAAGATTTAGTTGTTAGAACAGTATCTGCTGTTTCTTCATTAAAAACTTTAGAAGCACGACGTTGTTTAACAATAGACTTAGTTCCTGTTGTTTCTTCATTAATTGGAAAAACAATATGGCCTTTGTCTGTAGGCTCTCCGTAGTTTTCTGCAACAGCAAAGATACGACCTTTAATGTCGTCTTTTCTTTTGTTTAGGGAGTCTATTTGGTCTTTAAGAGCTACGTACTGACGTACTTCACCTTTTACGATTTCTAACTGCTCATCAAGTAGAGCATCTACACTATTGTCTGGCATTTGTACCTCCTATTAGGTTGGTACAAACTTAATCAGGTAGTTACTCCTTGTCAACCCCAGATACGTAATTATTCAAAGCTTCAATAATGACGCTGGTGACTGTGACCTCTTCTAGGGCAGCCTTCTTCTGGACAGCTGTCCACAGCTCGTCAGATACGCGGATAGTACGCGTTGGGGTTTTAGGTGCATTTGGCATTAAACTATTTTAACAGGTATAAAACCCTATTTTCCGCCCCAACCGCTGCCTTTAAATATTAAACCAGGAGCTGAGTATATTTTAGACATTAAAGTGTGACATCTAGGGCATCTCATTTGAGCGTCCTCGTGAATGGAGTACTCCCCAGTGCCGTAGGCTTCACAGGACTCACAACGAAATTCGTAGGTTGGCATGGGAGTACTCTACACGGAACTATCTAATAAAAACTTTTTAAGACTACTAATAGTCAAGTCAACCCCGCCTTTGTCGTTTATGCCCGTTCCATCTAAAACAGCCGAGGCCACAGCGTTTTTTTGCTGTAGGGCTTCATACTGTCTCATCTCTATAGAACCGCTCACAAGGATGTCTTGTATGACGATTGTGGACCATTCTGAAGACGCTCTGTTGATTCGTCCGTTCCTTTGAGTAGCCAAGCCAGAAGACCAGGGAAGGTCGTAGTTGATAAGAAGATTAGCAGATGGTAGGTCAACGCCATAGCCCCCAGCGTCAGAGCTAACGAGAACCCTAACATTAGGAGAAGTATTAAATTCAACTTTGTGTTCCTCTTTAGTTTTAGAATCTATCTGTCCAGAGTAGACCCTGCATATATCGGAACCAAGCCTATCAATAATCTTGTCAAGCATCTCTACGTAAGTACAAAAAATGACAAGTTTGTTAGATTCATCTTGTTCTAGGAAATCTTTAGAGTAAGCAATTAACATGTCTAATTTAGTCTCAGGCATTGATTCTAAAAGGCCTTCGTCATCAAGTTGAGCTGCGTAAGCAGACCCTTCCCCTTTAGCTAACCTGAACTTATCAGCACTTGATTTAATTAGATTTGGAGAGCAACAAAGCATCTTTAAACAACCAATTTTAGACATAATTTTTCCACGAAGTTCATCTCCTTGGTTCCACTGACTTTCATAGCCATAATGAGCAAGCAGGTTAAAGTTAGCTCCAAATAAAGTTTGAGCGTCGTCTAAGTCTATTAGTAAGTCAGATAAAATTCTGGAATAGAGCTTTGCTGATTTTCTATCTAGTATCACTTGGAGAGGCTCTTTATACAAAGCGTCGGGCAAGTATGGAGCAACGTCTGGGTCTTTTTGAGACTTTCTAACACATGCTTCTTTAAGTCGTTCATGTAAAGTATTTAAATTTCTGTACCTATCGACCCCGCCCCAGTTATTTCTAACTATAAAAGCGGTATCAAAAATATCAAACCGTCCTAAAACAGACTGGTCTACAAACTGCATAATACTGAACAGCTCTTCTGGCTTTCCATTTTCAATTGGAGTTCCAGTTAAAGCAAACCTATACGGGGCGTCTGACAACTTCTTTACAGCCTTAGACCGTTTAGATTTAAAAGATTTAATAGCGGTAGCCTCATCTAAAACAACAAATCCTTTTGGTAGTTTTTGAATAAATTTCCAATCATTAACTACTTGTTCATAGTTAAGTATTACATAGTCTATTTTTGTGTCTTGCCAACGGTAAACCTTGTTGTACTGAGCTTCTCTTTGTTTTGGAGTACCGTCAATAACAATAGATGTAGAGGTACCCTCTGTAAACTTTTTAATTTGATTAGCCCATTGATATTTAATACTTGATAAGCAAACTATAATTCCAGGCTCAGTTACCTTACCTTCGTCCATCAAACGCTCCAAAGCAGCGATAGTCATAATAGTTTTGCCTAAACCTAAATCGTACGCAACAAGCATTTTTTTGCGCTCGCACATTCGGTCAACAGCCTCTGGTTGATAAGGTAATAAAGTTCCTTTAAAAGTCATGTTAAAGCCTTAAGTCCGTGCAAGCTGTGTTTTGCAGTTTCTAATCCAGTAAGTATCTCTGCTTTACTCATACCGCCTACATCTTTCATAGTTGTGGCCGAGTAATTAAAAAACCAAGCTTCAAAACTTAAAGACACAGTTAAGTCAAGCATCTTTTGAGCAGCAAGTCTTCCAGCGTCGTCGTTATCAAAAGCAAAAACAATTTGGTCAGCGCTTCTGATGAGGCTGACTTGTTCTTTAGAGACTAAAGAACCAAATGTAGCAACCCCACCAGAAACACCAACTGAAGCTAATCTAACAACGTCTAGAGGAGACTCAACAACAATAAGCCTGCCACCATCGTACCTGCGAAAACCAAAAAGAGCTTTGCTTTTTTCAATTCCCGTAGGGTAATTCTTGAAGTAACGTTTGACATAACCTTTCTCCTGCCACCCCATGAGTTTGTTGGTAAAAGGATTACGTATGGGCGTAATCCAGTTGTTATGTTTGGGGTCCCACAACACTTCATGTTCTCTAGCTGACTCTAACTTGAAACCGCGAGCGGCGAGCGCTTCAGCAGGAGGGTCAGTGAACAACGCTAAACGAGCTTCTGATATCTCTACAACCTCTTTAAATATAGGCTCTTCTTTTTTCTCGGCTCTTTCCATAACTAAAGATAAATCTTCGTTTTCTAAATAAAACCAGTCTTTGGCATCTGCGTAATCAACCTCTTTAACATCGCAAATTAAAGACATTAAACTCCCCTTGTACCCACAACTAAAACAAATATGCGCTCCAGTATCAGCATTTATGTACCATGATGGGTTGCTATCTTCTTTTCCTTTAATCAACTTATGCCCAGGACAAAAAGATTGAATTTCACTTCCCCTCACAGATACAACTTCAATACCTAATCTAGATAATACGGTTTCCATCTCTTCTAATCTCATAGGTCATCCCCAGACAATTCTCTAAACTGACCCGTATTCCAATCCCAAAGCAAAGAAGTCTCTGTAGGACCTGAGTTACGAGCAGCAAGTACTTTAAGAATTCTAGTGTCGTCTACGGTGTCATCTTCTCGTTCCAAACCAAACAATACGTCTGCGTCTTGAAAGAAGGAAGAGGAGTAGCCAATAGAGTCTGTAGTGACTTTGCCTTTACGCATCTTCCATTGGAGCACCTGAGTAGACACAACTATTGGCTTGTCTACTCTTTGTGCTAATCGTTTTAAGGACCGAGTAATGTTAGTAAGAGCTAATGGGGTATTTGCCTCACCGCTCTGCTCATCAATCATTAAATACACACCGTCAATAAAAATAACATCAGGTTGAATAGTTTGAATCTTACTTGCCACTGCTGCAACGGTTTGCCCGTTAGCAGCATCCGTTAACCAAAAGTTATGTGGGTCTTCAGCCATGGCAGTTAGAGAAGCTCTGTATCTGGCCTCTTCTTCATCTGTAAGGGAACCTGTAATGAGTCGGTGGTGCGAAACCATAGCTCTCATTGCATCGTAACGTTTTTGTTGTTCTGTGTTTGACATTTCAAAAGATTGAAATAGAGGAACTGCTCCGTCTCTGTGAATGTTTCTGGCCATCTGTAAAGCAAGAGTTGACTTACCTGTTTTAGGAGGAGCAACTAAAACAATTAACTGACCGTTTTGCAAACCGCTAGTGGCTGCATCAATTGTTGGGAACCCTGTTGCATACCCTAACAATCCTGGGTTTGCTTTTAACTGCTGGTACTCATCCCAACGAGTCTCTGTTGTCTTAACCAAGTTGACGTCTGTGCTGGTACTAAGTCCAGCCTCTTCAATCTTAACCATACCTCGTTGAAGAGCAATAAGAGCGGCTTCATGGTCTTGTTCTTTTTCAATTGCTTGAATTGCTTCACGCAACATAGAACTAGTAGCAACCTTACGACGCTTTGAAATTAAATCGTCTAACAAAAAGTCCATTGAATCGGACAGGTTTAACACTTGGTAGGTAGGGAAGTTTTCGGTTACAACTTCTAAACTTGGACACTCACCGTACTTTGAAAAGTGAGAACGAAGAAAAACCCAAATGCGACGGTCATCTTGGTCTGGAAACCACGAGTCTGTTACGCCTCGTTCAAATAGGGCAGATAAATCTCTAGTTTGAAGTGCAGCACTAATTAACTTTGCTTCGTTTGTCATAGGTTAGGGAAATCCAATCCCCAGCTCCCATACCGCATTAAGCGAGTAGGAAGGTCAACCACCCCTGCAACCTCTGCTCTGTATGGCAGGTCGTCTACAAGTTTTTCTACAGATTTATAAGGAGTTGCATATCTAAAAGGATTAGTAGCGTACTGGTCTAAACTTTGCATCACCTCTACCAACTCCTCTTCGTCATGTTTGAAACTTACCAGCTCTAGGGTCCAACCGCGCTTTAGAGTAACTGAGTACAAATGGCTTAAAACTAAACGGTTGTAATGAGTCTTTGTTTTATTAACAGGAATAATATTAAGTATTTTACGTTTGTCAACGTACTCGTCCACTATCACATCAAAGGTAACCAAAATGCGAGGAGGAAGAGAATTACTAATATCACCCCTCTCCATTAAAACACCTTTATCTTTCCATACTTTAAAAGAAACTCTCTAAACTTCTCTGGGTCTTGTCTTGCTAATTCTGTTTCTGCGAGGGAAGCTTTTGTCGATACCTCAATTGGATACACCCCTTCGTTTTCAACAATGGCTAACGCAACATACTTGGTATGTTTGCATGTCCCCTTAACGCTAAACCCTGGGCAGGTGCATCTCAAATTTTGTTCGTCATCTCCGCTTACTTCAAAAATCCCTGGTCCTGGATTTGTAGAGCTTTGACTTAAAAAAACTTGAATTAGTTTATATTCACTCACGCTTGCCTTGAATTCCAAAGTGACCAACTACATTCAATGCTACGTCAAAATAAATTGAAGCGTTAGAAAACAAATCCTCTGGGTGATGCAAAGAGTCTTTATCTGAACTCCAATTATTTTTTAAATAGCTTTTAAGAGATGGTTGAAGCATATCTACAAACTCATCAACAGTTAGATACCCGTGCTCTCTTAAATCTTTTTTACCCATTGACGTTTTCCTTTGCCCACTGTTTATACTCAAAGTTTAATTCTGCTATATCAATAGTGCCTTCGTAACTTTGTTCGTAAAGATACTCAATAAAATCATCATCTGCTACAACAACTGGCAAACCATCTAGCTCCATAACTACCTCCTCAAATCGTTTATGTTATCCATGTTTAAATACATAAAAGCTTCATTTGCAAAAGACTCTGTTGCTTCTCCGTAAAGTCCCGACCAGTTCTTTAGCTCTACATTGGTGGTAACTATAGTGGGAAGTCCGTTGTTATAACGAGTCCTAAGAACGTGGTGAAGCATGCTCTTTTGCCAACCAGACAAACTTGCGTGTTCTTTTCCTACATCATCTAAAACTAAAACGCGTACGTTGTAGGCATCGTCTAAACTTTCTCCCAAAATACCGTCATACAAAAGCTTGTCAGATTCAGTTTGCTCATCCATCAAAGCCCCCTTCAAATCTAAAAGGGAGTTAAAGGTTATAAAGTAGCAAGGTCGGACCAAGGTCTTACCCTCCCCAATCTTCAAAGCCTCTGGGGTAGCCGTCCTCATAATCTCCTGTAGGAGGGTAACTGCCACGGTCGTCTTGCCCCTACCAGGCAACCCGTAAAGAAGTAGACCAAGACCGCAAGTTTGGCGTCCTACGGCTGACACTACGTTGCCCTTGTAAAGCCCTGTGAGCCATTTTGAGAGGCTATCAAGAGCCTCGGTAGGTACGTCTTTACAGTCGGTCAACTCCCAGCCGATTCTGGCCTTTGGGAGGGATGCAATCTGTATCCAAGTACGTCTACGGATAGGTAGGTTATCTAAACTGAACATTAATCCTCGTCATCAAATAGGGCCAGTTTTTTGGCTGCTTGAGCCTTGGCCTCAACAATAGCAGTCTCTCTCTGTTCTGGTGTAGTTACAGATATTCGAGCCTGCTCAACAATGGAAGGGGCTATACGAATGAAAGAACGCCAAAGATGATTCCCATCCTTATATTTGTCATGTTGAATTGCACTGAAAAAAATATCAATCATGGCAACTTCTATAGCGCCATTGGTTTGAAACTTCTTACGCATACCCGCGAGAGCCATAACAAAACGGGACTGGGTGACGCGGAATGGGGGGATATTCCACAGGTCCATCATGCGGTCAGCAAACTCGTAAGCCACATCTTTAGAGTTCCACTTAGAAACTTCTACGCTATCTCGATGACGCTTACGTTTATCCGTCTTAGCGCTTTGGTCGGTTTCAAAATCACTTGTGGACTTTGAGCCAAACAGGCTTCGATACATCTCGTCATTCA